CTTCCACAGCTGGAATAACGGCAATTGCGTTCCCTGCTGCAATTGCCCCAACAGTTGCTGAATTATAGACATATCCAACAGCAGAACCAGAGTGCGCAATAACCGACAGCCCAAACAGACGACCAGACCCAATAACCTCCTGATGTGGTGTCACTGATGTTTGCGTATCGCTTGTGGCTGATGGAATGGCAGCATTCACGCCAGATATGATGAAATCAAGCTGTCGCGATAAATTGTTTATTGCAACGACGCCGTTCTTTTGAGTTGTTAGAATGTCATCAAGTGACGCAGCCATCAGTATTTCCCATCAATCTGCGAGCGATAGCGAATATTTCCAAGTCGCCAAAAAGTATCAATGTTCGTGCTCTCCAACTTGATAGACAACAATCGAGCACGAATACGGGGCGTGATAAATTTTGTCTCAGCAGTCATAATATAGGGGCCGTACTCTACGGGCGTGTCGCTGGGATAGTCCGCTCCGTAGAATGTAATATTGACGTTTGCACCCTGCGTGCCGCCGAAGTATCCCCACTTCATGTCGGGCCAAACTTGATCAATGAACACCTTCACGTCGGCTTCATTGACGGCGAAGTAGCCGGTCTGAAACGATGAGACCAAGGGGAGCGTGTCGGCGTTCTGGGAAGTTTCGTGTTGGTAGATGTACTGATTAAGGGCTGCCCCAATAGGCGGCCCAAGGACACTCTCGTTAATCCAAGCGGTGCGAGAAACATACGGATTGTCGTCCGTATTGAAACCATAGTCCCACTGGTCGATCACCGTGTTGTACTTGAGATAGCCGTAGTTCTCGCCACCATTACTCGTGGTGGGGAAGAACCACATGATCTCCCCAAAACGGCTGTTTGCGGCGAAGCGTATTTTATCAAGATTGTCTGTGTCTAGTTCTTGAAAGACAACGTCCCACACTGGACACCGCATTGGTTCAACCCCATTACCAGAGAGGCGATAAAATTGACTTGGACCCATCCAGTAGACAGCGCCGCCCATAGAGCCTGCGGCCTTTGTCCCAATCAAGCCACAACCATTACCGATTTCGTTGAACTGATAAACATAAGGGGGGCCAACGTATTGCATGGCCCAGAGACCAATGTCTGTCCAGATGAGGCCCTGCTGTGGCCCCTGAATACATTGGACGATGCGGGAACCCTTTGGAATGCGGTAGGATCCAGCCTGATTGATGACAAGCGCAATCCATGAATTGTAGTTGTCAACGTCACACCAGCGAATGAGGAGCGGGTCTTTAACGCCTGTAAATGTGGAGCCCCACGCAACAATCTGACGCTGCGGCATTGCGACAAACATGCCGTCGTTAACCGCCGGGGCGTTCGGTATTATTAGGGCCACGGGGTCGCCGTTAGGCGGGCTCCACCGGTAAATTGGGCCGTTAGTGGGGCAAGCAATCAGCGTGTCGCCCCAATTGTCGAGGGTCCAGTCGGTCGCATTTATAGGCGTGCCGGTCCCCGCAATTGGTGGGATACCCGATCCATACGCGCCCCCACCATAGGAGCCAATGCCAAACCCCGTGCCGGCGGGGATGGGGCCAATTCCGTTGTAGAATATCGCGTATAAGTCCCCCCCGTTTTCAGACCCGCTCGCAGTTGCCGTAGCTTCAGTGCTGCCCGCAATGGTGAATTGGGAGGAACTAGTGACTTCGCGGACAGTGTAATTTCCGTAAAGCGTAACGCCGCCAACAAGTGTCGCGATCAATACGGGGAAGTTTTCTCCCGCAGCCAGCCCGTGATCGGCAAGTGTCACGGTGACGACACTAGAGCCACTGGTTGTGTCGTAGACGGCTGTTGCGCCGCCTCCGCTGACCGTAGACGTGGCGTATTGCGGATCACCAAGAACATCCTTGGCATAGATTTCATATTGATTTGCAGAGGCGCCTGAGTTGTAGACCGGATACTGACCTAAGAGAACAAGTCCCCCAACGCTAATCTGCGTCTTGATGTCAATGGCGTCATATGGGTCGGCTTGTCGGCCAGTGTCAGTTACGGTGACTTCGTTACTGCCGGCAGTCGTAGAAAAGGCGACGGCAATATCGACAACCGTTGTCTGCGGCGTGATGTCGTTCTGAGCCCCTGAGACAATAACATTAAGGGTCTGCCCGCCCCCAGCAGCAATGCCTTCCGCGCCAACACCGAGATACGAATTGGCATTTGTGTCTTCCCACGCCCACAGATTTCGGACGATGGAGCCGATTGTATTTGGAAAATATTTTGTCCAACCACCCAGCTTCTGAACGAGGCCGCCAAGTGTCCTATCAGGAATAAACCGAATTAACTGGCTCTCAGATACAGCGGCCTCATTGAGCGCCGGAGTTTTATTCTGATCAACGCCGGGAATGATCTTTAGCGATGAGTGTGGCATTCATCACCTCGTCGGCGTGGCAAGGGGTGACGGGGACTGAGACGACCACGCGGACGCCTCAAACTTCTTCCGGACCTCCTCAGACAGAGCCCCCTTCAACAGGGTCTGATACTGACCCTCGTAACTCTGCGCCATGGCAGGGTCATCTGATTGACGACCAAAGTTCCGCTGGTAGGCCGAAACATAGATCATGCTAGCCATGATGAGGATGTCTGGCAGATAGTCAGAAATAAACGTTGTCGTATTGGAGCCAGACAAGCTCGCTGGTCGCTGCGTTCCAACAATCTCTACATAATAAGTATCGTCGGCAAATGGGCCGACGTAGAACAAGTTGTCATTAAATGGTGCAAAATATTTCGGAAATCCCGTGGTTGAGGAAGATCCGTAAACATTATCGAGGAACTCCTTTGTCGCCGGGAGCAAAGCGTTTCTAGTCCCAGCCTCCGGGTCTGACGTTCCAGCGGGGGTGATGACATTGATTTGTTCAGATACTACCAAAGTGCCTGCGGGCACAGTTATCGTGCGCGTTCCACTTGTTAACTGATAACCCGTCACTGCCGTCGAGGTTTGGAGCAGGTCAAGGTCACGGTAAATCCGGTTTTCAGCGTAGGTTATGGCCTGCGGCAGGATAATCAGAAAATCGGCGTTCGTCTCCTCGACCACGGCCATTGTCGCGATCTGGGTCTTGTAGGTCGAGTAAGTCAAACCGGTAGTCATGAAATTCTCCGATAACGGCGTACAATATCACTTATTTACCGGCTTTGCACCATCCCTGACGCCGAGCGTTATTCACCTTAACCTCAACAATTGTCTGGTCAGTGTCTTTCGACGCCCAGCCAATCGGCTTCCAGACTTCGCAGACTGCCGAATTAGTTGCGGCGATGCCCGTCATTTTCGCGCAACCGCTCAGGGTCACTGCTGACAGCATCGCCAGCGGCAATAGCATTTTGCGTGCGATTGAGAACATCAGCATTGTTTTCAGCCTCAATTTTCTGTTTGGCATCCTTGCGTCCACGGCCATATATCGCCGCAACAGCAGCCAAAACCCCAAGGATAGCCGCAGCCCAACGCATAATCGGGCTGACAAACCAGTTCATTAGCATTTTTTACCCCAGATCAAAAGGGCAATGACGCACAGCGTCAAGGCGATAGAGATGGCGTCACCCATAGAGACAACAATTCCGGTGTTCATTACGCGGCCTCCTCATCTAGGCGCTGTTTGCGCCAATACCAAATGCCAGCGGCGGCGATGGCGATGACAATGAAAGCGATAACAGTGGGCTTGCCCAGAGCCTCTGCAAAGCCAGAAATGACCCCATTGGCCTGCTGAAGAACCGGGATGACTTCCTGCGCGGCGGCAACCGCGCCAGCTCCACCAGCCACCACAGCGGCGTTTGCCTCCTTAGACTTGGTGATCTTTTTGCTGGATTTAGGCGTATCAGGAGATGTCCGACCCTCTTCTTCGCTTTCAGGGTTCGGCAGACTGCGCCACATTTCGGCGTCAGCGCGGCGGCGTCGCACAAGCCCCGGAAGCACCTTTCCACCGCCCTTGGTCCACTTCATCAGCTCGGCAGGCACGGCATCAAAGCGACCTGCGTTCACGCGCTTCAGAAGGGTAGACTTTCTCAACGCCCCCAGACCGCAGTTGAAAGCGAAGCTCACCAAAACATCAAATTGGTTCTGCGCGAGGTCCACTTTAACAAGATCTGCAACACCACGCTCAAACACCGCCAAGTCAGATTTTAGGATTTCCGCAGCATCGCTGCGGGTGATCTTCATTCCCGGAGTGACTGTCGGCGCTCCAGCGGCAGACGTGTGGCCGTACCCAATAGTCCAGACTTTAGCCGGACACAGATACGCCGTCAGACGCATACCTTCAAATTCTTGTATCAGGGCGATGCTCGCGTCAGATGTTTGCATGGTCATTTATCCGCCTTACCGTCAAGTTTATCAAAAATTTTCTGCACGATATTCTCAATTCTGTTCATCGTGTCGTTAAATTCGGCTTTGGAGACATATGATTTTGGCAGATCAATCTCAATTTCGTGAACGTCGTCTTTAAGTTTCTGGAGATTGTCCCAAACAACCCTCCCCCACCAGCCAATTCCGGCCAAAATGATCCCAAGGCCAAGGTTTATAAGGATCTGTGCGTCAGCTATCACTATCGGTCTCCAAGGCGGCGCTGTAATGGTCTAAATTGGCCTTCAGGCGATCATCGTCTGGCGATAATTCTACGGCGAGTGTACCATGTTTCACTGCCAAACGGTATAGTTCAATCTTGAACGCTGAAATTGCGGCCAAATCGTGTGGCCAGTGGCCCCACACGGTCGGGTCG